AACAGATAGTTGATGCGCTTGCCCAGCCCTCGCATGTCCTCGGTGAAGTTGCCGCCGATGGTGTCCTTCTTGCGGTACTGCACCGGCATCACACCCATTGTGTCCATGATCAACTTCAGCGCACGGAACACGGGCGACACCGTGAGAGCCACCTGCGGACTCTGCACATACACGATGCGCTCCTCGAACGAGCCGCCCGTCACCTTTGGCTGGTTCGTCGGGTGGTTCGGGTCGGTAGTGACGGGAACACCTGGAGTCGGTGCCTCGCGCGTCTGCCTGAATCGGAATAAATTCGCAAAAATATTATCCATATCTATTTGCCTTTTCTATTCGTAGATTTCTTGGTCTTGGGTTTACCAGCAGATTTCTCAGCAGGTTTTTTTACTCCCAAAATCGCCTCCTTTTCTTCGGTTCTTTCATTGAACCTGAAGAAATGATTGACAGCATTCTTCTCTTTCTCGATGATACGCTCATCGTGAATGGCGGGCCAACTGCGACTCACCTTCTGCGCAAACTCTTCGGCAGTCTTCGTGAAGTGATGGTCTATCCAAGCCACCTCGCGGCTACCCGTGCCGACGCTGCACTGCGGAGCCTTGCCGCCGTTAGGATTCACAACCTCCAAGGCGGGACGGTGTGGCATGTGGGGGTCTCGGTCAAACGATAGCCCTTCGATGCCGCCGCGCACAAACGACTTCACGAACTGCGACTCCGGCTTCATGTCTTCAGCTGGCTGTGTGAATCGCTCTTGCACGGGTCGCGGGTCGTAATGCACCAGTCCGTTGTCGGTCATCATGCGCCAGGAGAAAGCTACCACGTCAGCCTGTAACGTATTCAGTACATCAGGCAGTGGCATTTCACTTTGCACAAACTCGTCGATGTCAATGAACCCCATCCATGCGAACTCGCTGCCGTGCTCGCGGTAGCACTCATCGTAAGCCTCGCACTGAGTGTTGCCGTCGCGGTCACGCCAGTCCATAATCACCACCTGCGGATCGTCGCCAATCACGTCACGCGGATTCTCGTCGTTGCCGTGTCCGTTGTCGTAGATGAAGAACTTCTCTACGCCCAGACTCTTGTGCCACTCTATCCACTCACGCAGGTATCGGTTTTCGTTGCGCACGATAGCACAGATAGCCACACCTTCCGGCTCTCGCGTTTCCTCGATATGCTTGTGGAAGCGGTCAGTGGTTTCCTTGATGCGCTCTTCACTTGGGAATAGGTGGCGGTTGGCCTCAATCCATTGGCGGTGTGCCGTCTCGTCGTTCTTCTGCCACGATGCAGAGCCGTAATGCACCACATACGGACGGATGTCCTCATGCAAGCCCTTCAGGTGCGGACGCTTTGCAAGAATGTTCTCCAGCATCACGGCACCCGTATCATACCAGTTGTTGCGATTGTCTCTGCCACCTGGCAGCAGCCCGTAAGTGCGTGTCGGGTCGTAGTACCGTGCGCCGTGCTTGGTCAGCAGCGGCACGTTCATATAGCAGAGCATCGGCAGCACGCGCCCGATATTGAACGGGTTGTGAGGCTGTGCCTTCTGCGCATAGCCGACAAACGAATATTCAGGTCGCCAGAACCCTGCAATCGGCTTGGTGATCAGGATGTCGCTCTCCATCAGCACAAAGCCCGTCGGTATCAGTTCCCAAAGTTTCTGCACGGTCATCATGTGCTTCACGCTGCCAAACTCGCAGCCCTTGGCACAACCGATGCTTCGGTCGCGCTCCGGGAACTTTGCCAGTTCCTCGTCGAAGTTAATCACCTGCCCCTGCGTGTTGTCGATGACCGTCACGCCGCTTGCATCGCCAAACGGCTTGCTGTCCGAATTGTCAAACACTACAATGCGCAGCCGGTCCTCGACTCCGCCGTTGTAAATCAGCGAGCCGATACAAGCCCGCGTCAGCTCCGGCGTGTTGTAGTGAATAATGGCCACCACAAACTCGCCTTCGTTAAATCTCATTGGTCTTACTTCTTTCTTCATAGTTCCTTATGTTTTATTTCACAATCTCTGTCGCGGTGATCTGCAAGGTGTTGGCGCGACGATCTGCATGGAGCGACTGAATCTGATAGGTCACGCCCTCGCACTCCAGCAGGCAGTCACGGGTGACGATATTGTTCCAGCGCATGCGGAACATCACCGTGTCGATGGCATCCAGCGCACCTTCGTTGAGTGCTCTCTGTCCTTTCTTCCACGTCAGGTTTGCATGCACGCACGCCACCTGCTCGTACTCGACTTTCTCACCGAAGCCTATCTTGTCGGCATCCTTCTTCTTCAGGATAGCCACCATGTGATTCAATATGCCTGCTGAATAGCCCATAACGTTACGAGTTTAGTGATTTGAGATAGGCATTTACGTCGTCGGTCAGCTTATTTAGCTCCTGACGCATCGATTCGAGGATCATTGGTGTTGGGTTGGCGACTGTCGCATATTTTTTCCACAGTGTCGTGATACGATTCTCCAACTCAGCCTTAGTCTCGCTGGTGTCATCGGCTGCAAAGAACCCGATATTAATGTGCTGATCCTGAAGCGCGTCGATGATACGGTTGCGCTCGTTGATGAGTGGTGTGCCATGCAGCACGACGTATTCTTTCACCAACAAGTCGAAGTTGTACGGCACCGCACTCAGGTTCGTGGGCGATGCCGGGCTGCGTTGCTCATAGCTGCTCGTCACCAGCTCCAGTGTCACATTGCGGATGGCGGCAGGCACCGAACCGCCGTATGACTCAATCAGATTCTCATACGTGCGGTTACACAGATAGAGAACCGTGTCCTCGGCACCCTGCCCGTACAGTTCCAACAGCGCGTCGTCGCAATCAAAGTCGAGATTCAGTTGCGCCTTAATGTCGTCTATTGATAGATATTTCATATCGTTTGAATGTTTCTTTGATTATCGCATATTTCATGGTTTTAGGTTTACCAACAAAAAAGGAGCCCTGCGGCTCCTCTTTTTGGTTACTGATTGAAATACATGTCGAAGTTGATCTTTACGGGATAACCCGTTGTGTAGTCGTAGGCTTCGACTTTCTTCACGGTGGTGAGTGCTTCGACAGCCTGACGATGGCCTGCGGTGACACTCTGACAGGCTCCGGCGTAATTCTCCACAGCGTTAATCATAGCCGTCCATTGCTCGGTGGTGAAGGTGTACTCGATGCCACCAAAATTCTTGGTCATCTCGGTGCCACCTGCGGCACCGATAGCCTCCAGCGATGCCTTCAGACGACTGCGGAGTTCGAACCCGAGCCACATGGGTACACCGCCGATGATAAATGAGTTGACGTTGGCGGAGTTGTCGTACTCGGTGATTTCGCTTTGTTTGGCACTCTTGGCAAGTGCGAGCAGTTCTGCGGGTGTCGGCTCATTGCCGTCGAGTTTTGCCAACTCGATATTGATGACGTTGATGCGGTTTCGTGCCTCCTGTCGGGCGATACTCAACGCCTCGAAGTCGTATGGGTCAGCCTCGCCACGCATACGGGCCTCGTAAGTCTTCATTACTTTCCAGTCGCCAATCGGTGAGGTGTTAGCGGCCAGGCTGCTCATAAGTTGCGCCTTCTCTGCATTCAGAGCATTGCGTTTGCTAAAATTCTGATCTTCATTCATGATTTAATCTCCTGTATTTAAGTTAAACAAATATTTCAAATCCTCAGTCTCTGCCTCGCGGTTCGCCCGTCTCACGATGTTACTCCTTTTTAACTTTGTCCGTTCATGATGTGGCGGGAATAGCGAGGCGTATAGTTTGTCGATATTAACGACGGTCTGATAGCATGCATTATGGTCGCGCACCACCGAACCTCTCCATGATTGATACGCCTCCCAGATACTGTTCTCGGTCATCTGCCCTGCGTCCATCATCCGGCGGAATGCTTTCAGCCGGCGACGCTCTCGCACTACCTTCCCGTGACTCATCCGTTTCAGGAGTTTCCCAGTCTTAGTGATGTTGTATTTGATTTGCAACCAGGTGAAGCCGTGAGTCAATTTGGTGATATGCGTCTTTTCATAGTTGATTTCAAGTCGCAATAGAGCGAGATGGTCGCTGATTTCTCCGAGTAACGATGCGAGCTCTGCCTTTGACTGTCCGATGACGAAAATATCATCCATATATCGTCCGTAATACTTTACGCCCTTCACCACCTTCACGAAATGATCTATCGGGTTAAGATAATATACGGCGAATATCTGCGGGCACTCTGAACCGAGGTTCAGCCCTTTCTCGGTCTTCGAACTGGTATCTATCATGTAATGGATGAGGTCAATAACCTCCTGTGGCTCGTTGGCGATACGTGGCGCGATGAGGTGTTTCAGCACCTCGTGGTCGATATTATTAAAATACTTCTTCACGTCGATCAGCAAAATATAGCCATCGGTGCCGTATTTTTGGATATATCTGTGCATCATCACCTCGAAACGCTTGCGGGCGAATGACGTGCCGCGTTGGGTGAGTGAGGCGTAGTTGTCATAAATCAGATATGGTCGCAGCGATGGTGTGAGCACATGTTTCATGAGTGTCTTCTGAACGATGCGGTCGCGCACCACTGGAGCCTCGATTTGTCGGATATGGCCGCGCTCGTTGAGCGTGAAATCGATGGTCGGACTGACGCGATAAGTACCATTCGGTACCTGCTCCTGGAGTTCGAGGTTCTTCACGAGCAGATTGGATAGATACCTTTGCGTGGTCTCTTTCCAACGACTCTGCTTTGTGCATTCATAAGCACATTCGTTGAGTGTCTGCAAATCCATTAATTCTTCGAGTGTTGCCATACCTCTTAATTCTTATCTCTTAATTATTAATTTAAAAACGGGGTGCTGATAGCACCAACTGACGTATCAAGGTGCGTCACCCCGTCAATTTACCGCTTTTAATGGCGGAAGGTTCGTCTCTCCTTGATCCTCTTTTTACGTCCTATGTGTCCACTCTTGTGAGAGGCTTGAACCAGATCGTTTGCGCAGAGGTCAATCGCAGCGACGTAATTGGCATTCGACGCAGTGTTATTGTTCGCGTTGCCGTTGTTGTTCACATTGGCGGCATTGGAACTGGAAACCACTATCAGAGCCGAACCTATTTTTTAAGTTTATCCTTCAGACGGTTGTCGCTCTTGCGCCACGCCTTAAGACTGTTAATCATCTTTACTACATCATTAATATTCTCCGTGTACTTATTGTCCTTGATGCGTAGCCGAATCATGATGCGCTGATAATTGGTGAGGATTGCGAAGCACGTACCGATGGCTTTGCCTATCGACACCCGCCGCTCGTCCCACTCCGCCATGCACGTCGGATAGATCGAGTTGGCAATCTTGATGTAATAGAGCAGCGAGTCGGTGAGCCGTTCGAGCGACATCGATCTGGCGGTGATAAACGTCTTGTGTTCCTGAATTTGGTTATGGTCTGCGAAGAATTGGTGCTCTACGAGATAATCCACACCATCAACCACCTTGAAGAATGCCATCTCGAATTCTATCTTGCTCTGGTTGCGCTTTGATTTTACTACACTCATTTTTATACTGTTTTGAATATTTTATTATTGAGAAGACCATTCTGCGGCACAAGGCCGCAGAATGTTTAGTTAAAGAGGATAAGCGCAGCGACGCAAAAGGCATACGACGCAGTGGTAGCGTGCGCGTGGCCGTCGTCGTTCACAATGGCGGCATAGGAACTGGAAACCACGTCACGCAGCCAAGGATATTCGCCTCCAAAGATTTCGTTCATGTTGTAGTGACGGAATACGTCGAGCTGACGACATGCTTCGCCGGTATCGAAACCGCTGCTACTCCAGACGATAGACCCGTACACCTGTACCTCTGAGAGGGCACAAATCTTGCAGTTGGATTCCCAATCCCATCCAGACGAACAGCCTGTTGCCTCTCCGTAGCGGTTGATGCCTGACTGGTTCACGGCGTTGCTCAACAGTTTGGAGTGTCCGATCAGGTTCGCGGCTCCCAGGTCTGTCTCTACCAGAGGAAGCAGGGTGTTCTTTAGGTAGTAATGCAGATCGCTGTTCATGTAACCGGCACCACGGTTATCGGCTCCCTCATAAGTGTGGCCGCTTTCATTCCACTTCTGGGTGGTGTGAGGAATGACAATCAGTCCTACATGGTTAGCCGTTACACGATATGGCGTTGACGTACCCTTCATCGGATTCAGGCCGGCAATCACATAGTCGTGGCCATTGATGGTCTTGTAGTCTCCCACCTTCAGTCCGTACTTTTCGAGGTTCTGGTCTGCCACTGCCTGCTTCAGCACGGCGAGGTCAAAGTCCGAGAGACGGGTGCGGCGTGTCAGCGCGTTCAACTTTGTTGTGAGTTCTGCATTGGTTGGCAGGGCATCGAGTTTCTCGCGCTTGGCGGTGGTCATGCCGCTGCGGATGCTGTCGAGTTCTGCACTGGTGAAGTGGGTGTTGTTCAGACGATACTCATACACCCATGCAGAGCCGTTGTACTTGTAACGGTCATAATCGTTATCACCGTCGGAGTCAGTCACCTTCACCCAGGCATAGTCGTTATGGTGGTTGCCGGTGGTGGCTTCGAGATCGGCGAGTGTGTCGTAGGTGCCACGGAAGGTACCGGCATACTCCTGGACCTGCTGACCCACATACTCCTTGGTGGCGTAGGCTGCGAGGGCCGAGTTGATGGCTGTCGAGATGAGCGTCCCCACCTGTGTGGTCGTCGAGTACGAAGCCAAGGCGGTGTTCAGCGCGGCGGTGATGGCGTCGTCGGTCTGCGTCTTGGTGTAGTAGTTCGTCAGGTCGAGCGTGGTCGATCCGATGAGTTCCCACGAATAGGTGGTGGTATTATTCTCTGTTACGGCCAGGGTGATGTACTCGTCTTTCACATTCTGAGTCTTCGGATCAGAAGATGGTACGAAGTAGAGTTTGCCCATCGTCGATGCGCTGGCGGTCGGAAGGGTCTGTACGCTTACCAACTCAAACTGGTTGATGGCCGCGATGAGCTGGTCCACCTCATTCTTCGAGTATGTGTCGCTCTTCAGATAGTAGTTCGTCAGGTCGGTGACGGCCTTGGTGATGAATGATGCGAGCGCAGTCTGAAGTGCGGCTGACAGATCAGTGTCAGGAATACCGCCAACGGGCTTCTGATAAGCCGTTGCACCGGCAGCGGCTCCGCTACGGATGTCGCTCAGATCGGCAATCACAGCCTGCTTACCGTTTAGCAGGGTTTCCAGTTCAGCATTGGTCGGCAGGGCTGACAGTTTAGTCACCAGCGACGATGTGATGGCTGAGTTGATGGCATCCCACTGGGCAGCTGTGAAACCACTGTTGTTGAGCGTGTACTCGAAGGCCCAATCCGTACCGTCGAACTTGTAACGATCCACCGATGCGATGACGGTCGGTGTGCCGTCGGCAGCGGGAACCTGTACGAAGGCGTAGTCGTTATTGTCGGCTCCAGAGATAGCACCAGCGAGAGCCGTACCTACCTGTGCGTGGGTAGCGGCGGTGGTCAGCGAGAGGTCGCTAACGAGGTTGTAAGTACCCTTAAACTGAGCCGTACTGGTCTGAATGCTGCTGTTGACAAAGGCTTTGTCGGCCAACTGATTCAGCGTCGATGCAGCAGATGGAATCTTAGCCTCGATAGCGTCAATGTCGCCGGCGTTTGCTTCCTCAGCGGTCTTGGCGCGGGTTTCCTCGGCAT